TAATTGTAGCCTTTTTCCCACCTTGCCAACGTCTTATTGCTAACACCGATCCTTGCTGCTGCTTCCTTTTGCGTGTATCCGGCATTAACCCTTGCGGCTTCCAACGATATTTTTAACACTCTAACACCTCCGTTAATCCCCTTCGGGAGTAATGAAAATCCCCTTGAAGTGGATTTCTGATATCATAATACTATCCTAAAATAATTTTGTCAATCCCCAAAAAGAATATTTTTTCTCTTTTTTATTTACTTTATGGGTATCGTGGTGTACAATATGTTCTGTAAAGGGGTGATATATATGAATGGATTAGGGAATAAAGAAATCATGGCCAAGAATTTGGCATATTATGTTAAGGAGTCCGGGAAGACGCAAAAAGATATAGCGGAAGTAATCAACGTTCCAACTTCAACGTTTAATGCATGGATGAAGGCGCAGAAATACCCCCGCATTGATAAAATCGAAATGTTGGCAAATTATTTCGGTATCTTGAAATCTGATTTAATAGAGGATAAAACGGAGATACAAAAAAACAATGATGCTATTGCAAACATCATTGTGAGAATGAGGGCCGATGATGATTTTTTATCTTTGTGCGTAATGCTTAACAAAATGGATGGTGCGAAGATCGCAGGCGTTAAGCAAATGTTATCGGCTTTTGATAAGTAAAGTAAAAATGAGGTCGAGAAGCTGTAAATCTTCACTTTCCAAAAGTAATTTTGTTATGGCTTGTATGTATTCTTCTTTCACGGTTCCACAACCTTTGCGAATTTGTACGCGGGAACGTGCGTTCCTGTCGTCTGAATTTATTGTATATTAAAGCAATTCACGCCTGCAATGGTAAATAATGTCGCAGAATTGACAATTAAGAGGTAACGCAATGAAAGAGTATCACAAGGCGGAATTAAGGGCGGCTTTGCTGCGCGGAGATATGAAAAGAGCACTTTTCTTTCAAATGCAGCTTGACGAAAAATACCAATCAGATTTAAGACAATATTATGATTTTGTGGATAAAGTCGAACAGCAATATTCCACTGTGCATAATATGGGCGCATGGAGCGGCCCGAATGCAAACCGGCTTGAATTGCTTTGTAAACGCAATATAGGCATGGCCGAGGGGCTTAAAGATAGATGGGTAAAATATAAACAGCCGTTACCGAGGATTCCGGCATATCAACGCCTTGCAATGCTGTATGAGAAGCAAGAAAAATATTTCGATGCCGCGAACATTTGCATGATTGCAATACAAGACGGATTTTCAAAGGATAGTACAAATAGCGGAATGCGCGGGAGATTGGCGCGGATGGTTAAAAAGGGGAAGTTGCAAGCAACGCCGGAAATGTTGCGCGAATTATCAAAACTAACATAAGGAGAGAAAGAACAATGAACAATTATAATCTACCACCAACATATTTAAATAATAACGATACTGTATTAAGGGCCGCTTTATATATCCGCGTATCCACGGCAGAACAGGCCATGCACGGTTATTCCATCGAAGCACAAAAGGAATACCTTACCGCATACGCAAAAGAACACAAAATGCGAATTGTGGGCGTTTATGCCGATGAAGGAAAAAGCGCGTCCAAACTTTTATACAAGCGGAAAGAATTATTGCGCATGATCGACGACATGGAAGCCGGGAAAATTGACGTGATTTTATTTAAAGATATTACCCGTTGGAGCCGGAACACGTCGCATTACCATAAAATACAGGATAGAATTGACGCGGCGGGCGGTTATTGGGTGGCCGTGCAGCAACCTTATTTAGAGACAAAAACACCGACGGGCCGTTTTCAAGTTACAGTTATGTTGGGAAATGCCCAATTGGAAGCCGAGCAAACAAGCGAAAGAATAAAATTCGTCAACGCTTCCCGCATCCCGAAAGGCGGCGTTCCGTATGGTGCAAGATCCTGCCCGTTTGGTTATACGGTCGAAGAAGTGGACGGCGTAAAAAGGATGGTAAAAGACAAGACAGAGGAACACATGGTAAACGCATTTTTCGAACACTTCCAAGCAACGGGAAGCCTTCGCGGGTCTGTGAGGTTCCTTGCAGAAACATACGGCTTTAAGCTGCAAGAGACAAGCGCACGCCGGTTGATGCGTAACACGTTATATAAGGGTGAATTTAAGGGCGTGCAGGGGTATTGTGAGCCGTACATTACACCGGAACAATTCGATTCAATTACCCGGTTATTAGAAAAACGGTCATACACATCAAACACGAACACGGGTAATCATGTTTATATCTTTTCCTCCCTTGCGCGTTGCGCGGAATGTGGTTCCACGCTTTACGTTTTCAGAAGTAATCCGCGAAACGGAAAAAACTATATTTATTATCGTTGCAAAAACTATACCATGTACAAACGATGCACGCATAGCAAAGGAATACTTGAAAGCAAATTAGAAAAATGGCTGCTTGAAAATATCGAAGATGAAATGAACAAATACATGCAGGCCGTGGAAGTCGAAAGTAAGCCGCAACCGGATGCAGCCAAAAAAAGAAAATCCATTGAACGTAAAATAAAAAACTTGCGTGAATTGTACATTGACGGGGATATTGACAAGGCGGAGTATATGCGGCGCAAAGAAGAATACCAAACGCAGCTTGCAGCATTGCCGGAGGTTAAACAACGGGATACAAAGCACATAGAGGAATTTCTAAACAGCGATTGGCGGGCATTATATGAAGGGCTCGAACCAATTGAAAAAAGGGTGTTTTGGCGGTCTATCCTTGAATCAATCACGATTGACAACAGCCAAAACATAACCCCTAATTTTTTTTGATGTGTGTTGTTTACTTTCAACACACCCCGGACGGAGATTGCCGAAAGGTAAAAACATTAAAAGGAGCCTATACAATGAAATATTCAGACAAGGTGAACATATTGATTGATTTATATTTGCATGGACAAATTGACAAAGAGGATTATATCAGAATAAGAAAGTCAATTGAACCCATTACCATAAAGTTACATGCAGCCATCAAGGATCAACGCAAAGAAAAATAAAAAAGAGGGCCGGGAAATTACCCGGCCCTTTCTTATGGATTTGCAATCAACAATCGCGCATAATCCAATATGGCATTATATGCGCCCACCAATGTTTCCCGGTTAACCTCCGCGTCAACCTTTGCCTGCTCGTTATCGCAATCAACGAATCGTTCCCCGAAGCATTGCAAAAGAAAATACAATCCTTCCATATGTTGCCTTTCTCCACGGTGCCGCCGTAGTCGGTTTTTTATTTTTATTGTTGATTTTCTGTAAACTTTTCCCTATAATAATGATAATTTCCGGTCAATACAACAGCAATACGCAAATATGGAAAAATCAATACCACTTTTGCAAAGCGCGTTTTTTGCGTGTTCGCAAGCGAATTGCACGCCGGAAAATACACTTGCACGGAAGGAAAAACGATTGCATGGACAGCAAACAGCCCTTGCACGAACAGTTAAAAGCAATGAAAGTCGCCGCGCACATGACGTTGCATCAAGTTTCCGAGGGAAGCGACGGCGTGCCGGAATCCACAATAAGCCGCATACTTTCGGGAGAAACGGACAGGCCAAGTTTTGACGTTGTGGCCCGAATCGTTAAGGCTATGCATGGATCACTTGACGTTATAGCCGGAATAGAAAAGCCGAGCCACGCGGCGGAGGATGCGAAACTTCGGGAGAGGTTGGAACACGCGGAGAAGGTCGCGGCATTGGCGCAAGAGCGCGCGCAGTATATGAAAAAATGGCTTGTTGCGTTGTTTTCCGCTTTTTGCGTTCTTGTTGTTGTAATAGTCGTTGTTTTGATCCTTGACAAACTTAACGGTGATTGGGGATATTTTCGCCATTAAATAAAAAAGGCGGGGAAGGGCGCGGGCCCTTCCCCTTTTTCATTTACTCGCTAAGTCTAAGCACAGCCGCTTCGATGGCCGCGTTTACTGCTTCCATGTCGGCGGTGTATCCGCGTTCCTCCAAGAACGAAACAACGTAGGCTTTCTTTTCTTCGCCGCGCTTGCTGCCTTCATAAAGTTTTTCGGCGGCATCCACGGCAATGTTTACCCAAGTAAGCATTTTTGCCTGCTTCTTTTCGTCCACGTTTGCCTTGATCCACGGAATAAGAAACGTAGAAATAAGGATGGCAACAAGGGCAATGAGCGCGTTAAAAAGTGGTGTAAGGTTAATCATTCGGTATAGTCCTCGCTTTCGTCATAATGGCATTTGGTTTTTGTGATTTTGATTCCCGCAAGGGCCGCCAATTCGACGGCCCAAAAAGCAAACCAACACGTCGTTAACGTGCTAGAAATTTCGGTCTGCGTCATGAATTGCAAGACAAAAGCCGCGCCGGTGTAAAGCACTACGCTAACCACGGCAGCGGCTACAATGATTTTTGATGTTTTCAACGGGATCACCTTTCAATGATATTGTCGGACAATTCTTTGCGTACAGCCTTTAAGGTTTCAACGCCGTTTCCGTCAATTTCGTGATTGACAAGGGCAAACAGGGCCTTGAGAACAATTTGATTCGTTTCTTCTTGCCTTGCCCTGTTCTTTTCGATTTTTGCAAACTGTCTTTCCGCGTCTTTTTCGTGTGCTGCTTCATCCGCTTCCAAAGCGTCCACGCGTTCCCGCACTTTGAGCATTGGGGATATAATGGTTTTAATTGCGTTGATGCCGCTCGCGATTACGGCAAGGCCGCCAAGCGTTGCGGCCATCCATGCCCACCATTCCATGTTTAACCCCTCCATTTTCCACCAAGCGCGGTAATGGTGTTTTTTCCGGCTTTGCCGTCAACGTCAAGGCCCTTGCTTTTCTGATAGGCTTTTACGGCCGCCGCGGTAATAGGGCCGAAAGTACCATCATCATCAACGGCTTTCAGCTTGCCGCCGATCAATACCGTTTTGAAGCCTTCATCAATAAGGCGGGCTTGAAGTTCGCGCACATCCGCGCCGCTCTGCATGGGCTTATCTTCTTCGTATTTGAGAACACGGGAAACCGTCCACGCCTTTTCGGTCGTTTCCTTCCCGTAATCCACAGCGGAAAGCAAGCCCCACTTTTTCCATTTCTGCGTTGAAAGTTTCGATTTAACAACGCCGTAATCGGTGCCGCGTGCTTCGATTACCCAACCATTACCGATGTAAACGCCAATGTGGCCGGATTTCCAAACCACGGCCCCCGGCGTTTCCGGGATGGTGGAAATGGGGCCAGTTTTCGTACAGCGGGAGTTAATGAAATCGTTTGCGGTGGAATCCTTATAACGGGGCACGCCGACGCGCACAGCGTTAACAATAAGGCCGCTGCAATCCTCCACAACACGGCCGTACCATTTGGCGCATTTCTGTGTAAAGTATGCCTTTTTCGTCATAAGAAGGCGCATGCCGGGCGGGATGCTGCGGCCATTGGCGGCCCATCGTGCCGCAAGGTCGGCCGTGTATTTTTCGCCCTGTCCGCCGTAAACGTAGCCGTGGCGGTTCCTGCCGCCCATGATGCCGGAATATAGCGTTTCAATTTTGCCGTCAAGATCGGCGGCGTTATAACAGTAATCAAGGAATGATTTAACCGGCGTTTTGCTCATTCTTTCCACGCTCCTTTTCGTTGATTTCTTTTGCAACGTCTTCGATTTTCTGCATGGCCGCAAGCATCCTTGTAAGGTCTTCACGGCCGGAACAACGCACGCCGTTTAACATGTTGAGCGCGTCAATTAGTTTCTGCACCATTGTTTATCATCCTTTCCTTTAGCTGTTTCACTTCACGAATAAGCAAGGCAATAATACTGTTGTACTTAATACCCTTTACGGTTCCGTCGTCGTCGTAATAGCATAAATCCGGGGCCAGTTTTTCAAGGTCTTCCGCAAGCAATCCGAGCCCCTTTTCATTGTCGCTGTTATATCGAAACTGAATGGGCTGCAACGCATCAAAAATATTGTAGTCGTTACCAAGCGGCGAAATATCATGCTTTACCCGCTTTGTGGAAGATCCCGTTGCGCTGTAAAGTTGCGACAGCTTAACGCTGGTTTTATACACCATGCCGCTACTGCTGCCGATTGACATTACCAAATCACTTGCATATGCGCTTGAATTTGTGGCCGTTGCGACGTCGGCAATTTTCAAGCCCCTTGAAGGTTGGCTTGCGCTTGCGCTGCCAATAACCATAGTGCCGGATACGCGGGCCGCGCTTCCGGCGTTTATAGTTTCCGCCGTGACATTATCGGCCGTTACTGTGTCAATTGTTAACGTGTCGTAGATGTAAAGGTTTCGGAAATGGCCGGTATCCCATTTTTGATTAGGCAATCCGATATTACCCGTTTCGTCGTCGGAGGGATAGAAACAAATTTCACGGTAGGTAATGCCGCCACTTGTCACGTTGCCGTTTAACATGCAATAGTATTCGGATGCGGAAACGCCAAACTCTATAACTGTCCCGTATAGCGAAAGCGTATTAGTTACGCCGTTTGTATACGGGCCTATCAGCATTGGGGCCGTGCCCGCAAGGCGTGCAATGCCGCCGGAATACTCAAGGTCGAATACACCGCCGTCGTATTCCAAACCATCCGTTAAGAATGCCCATTTGCCGATTTGCAGTTTACCGTCTTCGGCAGCGGTTAAATTCTTGAAGTTGCCCTCTGCGCCTTCAAGATAACGGACGTAAAGCGAATCGGTATCAATACGGCCGCCGTGTATGACGGTTTCGCCATCCGCGCCAAGATCGGAAGCCGTGATATAGCCGGTCAAATTGATTTTGCTTGCATCAATGGAAATCTGTTCGGCCGTCTGATTGATGGCGGATATTATGCCATCCTTTGAAACCTTTGACGTGATTTCATTGTTGATATGGTCAACTTGGAGTAGGGCATAATCAATTTTCTTTTTCGTGCTTCCTGCTAATTCGTAATTAGTGAGCATTTCGCCGGGCACTTCTGCGCCAAGCGTTGCCCGGATGCGGTCGGTCGTTTCGTAGGTCAAAAGCACGGTTTCAAAAAATTCGCCGTTCTTGCCCTGTACTGTTACAACGTCGCCCACATCCAGATACCAATCATCAACGCAGCCGGACGCAGAAAACGGGGTATACGCAAGGCCGATAATGTACGTTTGGCCGATAAACTCCGCGAAGGCTTCCCGGTCGGCTTCTGCGAAAATATTATTTTCAAGCCGCCATTCAATAACGCCATCCGCCGCCACGGCTTCCGCATCTTGATAAACAATATCGTCGTCATAGTCGGATTTACCGAGTACGACGGTATTGATCCCGCCGAATGCCGTTTCTTTCGTTAGGCTTGCATATTTGCGCTTTACGATGCGTTCCCCGGTGGCCGTGGGCTGTTTGATGCTCAATGCACCGGCGCGGGTTATATAAGCGTTTGCGCCGCCCAATTCCGCAATTTGGCGGATTATCTCGCGCTCCGACGTGCCCGCCGGAATATTCGGGGCTTCCGTCAAAATAACATCACAGCACGGGAAAGGCGTAGTATCAAAGGCCACGCCATGCCGGAACGCTATTTCTTGCGCAAATACGCCAATTGTGGTAGGGTAGGCAATTTCAAGCGGGATATATTCCACGTCGAATAATGTTGCTGCATCGTATCCCGTAAAAGTCAGGCTGTCGCCGGTATCGGAAGTTTTCACCCCGTCGGCGGTCGCTGTGAAGATGCCAAGCGGCACCCATTCAATTACGCCGTCAATTTCAAGGCCCCGGAACGCTTCAACCTTTTTCCCCACAAGATCGGGCCGCCCGTATATTTCAAACGTGCAGGATTTCGCCGGAAAGCTGCCGATAAACTCCGCAGCGCATGATACAGAAGGGAACGTTTTTAACGCCGTGTATCCGTCATAGGTCACACCGTCAACAATAATTTTTGCATGGGCCTTGCGAACAATGCCGCTTTCACTATGGGCCCGGTATGCGTCAGATATCGCCCACATAATTACACCCCATCCGGCACCATTTGAATAAATCGTAATTCAAATGGTTCACAGTAAAATGTACCATCAAGAAGCATATGGGCCGTGATTTCGTCGGATACAGGATACATTTTCCGCGTTACCCGGCCCCGTGTGCGAAGGTCGTAAAAATTTACGTTGCATTCCGCAAGGGCACGAATGCGCAAAAGCTGCGCCGCCTTCACTTCATCGACGTATTGAAAAGTGCAAGCAAGTTTCATTCGCTCCGGCAATACGTCACGGATCATTACATTTTCATCGGTCGCGCCGCTGCTTTCGCCGTCGGTCTGCGGATAGTCCCAAGACAGCCCATCACATGCGATTGTTTGGCC